GTGAGCTAGATTTAGGTTCAAAGTCGTACAGGTCTTTTTTGCTAAAAGTCAAAAAGCCAACTACGTCCTTATGAATCTTATTAAGTACAGCCCACTCGTTCCAGTCTTCCCATTCAACAGTCATCTCCAAGTGGACAAAGCGGTTAGCCAACGGAGCAGGCATACGATAAGTAACACCCTTGTCAGTTTCACGATTCCCAGCGGCAACCATTACAACGTTATCTGGCAGTTCATACGTACCAACTTTACGATTCAACACTAGCTGATAAGCCGCAGCCTGTACGCTAGGAGCCGCACTATTCATTTCATCCATGAACAGGATAATCTGTTTATGGTTTTTAGCAAATTCTTTGCTAGGCAATTCGCTGGGAGGAGCCCAAACCATTGTACCAGTATTTGAGTCAAAGTACGGAATACCTTTAATGTCAGTGGGTTCCCAAAGACTCAAACGAACATCAATTACGTGAGCTTCAAGTTCCTCACCTAGTTGTTTAATAATATCAGACTTGCCAATACCTGGAGGACCCCACAGGAAGATTGGACGCTTGTTTTTAAAAGCCTTACGTAGAGACTTTTTAGCATTTTTTGGGCCAACTGTGCGGCTAATAATTTCTGCTGCCATTTTACATTTCCTTAAAGTTTGCGGGGTTAAAAATTTACTTTATGTAGCTATTATACAGCTACCCCGAGGAAGTGTCAAGTGTTATTTTCAGAATCTATTTCTTTTTGTCGCTCATTCATAGCTTTAATTAAGCCAAACTTTCTAATGTCGTCGGAAAACAACATTAGCTCAAAACTCTTTTTTTCCGAAAAAACAGTAATGCTTTGATTAGTTAACAGATATGGACAGTCAATATATCTTTCCAAAAAGATAATTGTTTGGGGACTAAGTTCAATTGGCTCAGTAAATGGAATTTCATATTCCTTCAATTCCAATTCGCCCGTCAAAAACATATACCCTTCTTCACTAAGGCGAAAGGCAGTTTGTTTGTTTACTCGATTTGATTGCCACCATTTATGTGAATATAGATTTACATTAGTTTCATCTACACTCTTACCCCACTGTTGTAGGAATATTTTAGTTAGCAAATCTCTAGTTATCATTTTACAATGGTGCCAGATGTTAACTTAACAACTTGGAAATTTTCAGTACCAAATGTTAGATTTAATTTCTTAGCAAGATTTACAGCGTGGCCGGGATTAGAGAAGCTAGTCTTTTTATATTTAGGACCTGGATAACTTGTGAGGCTGTTAAATGACTTTAAATTAAAAGGTTCATTTTTATAGAAGACCGCCCAAATGGCTTCAGCTTCTAAAACTTGTTCAGCTTTATAAGTTTTTTTATTTGTGTACTCTAATAGTACTTTAGGTTTTGGTCGACTCATTATATGCATACCTCAGTAATATACGCATATATTTATCCTTATTTAGGAAGTTCAAACCCACCACCGTCCATCTCTACAGATACAATTTCAGTATCTACACTACGTTTAAGAGCATTAAACATAATTTCGTAGTCTTGATTCATTTTATCCATCATTTCAGCAAGTGCTAAACTAAGCATCCTAGCCTGTGGTAAAGACATTTTAACTTCTTTACTTTGAGATTGTTCTGCGCTTCTAACCTGCTGTACAAATTGTGTAATAGGACTTAGATTAATCTGATTTTGCATTTGACAGTACCTGTTTCATTTCAATTTCTGATTTAAATGGACCTTTGTATGGATACCGCTCAACAGTAATTGCTTTGGGACAAAAACTTTTAACCCAGCCTTTATCAAATTTGATTACATAGTAGCCGGCACAATACAAACTTTTACTAGCGTTTGATTTAGTAAACAACGGCAGTTTACGTCTTACATCATACATGCTGTTGTACGGATTACAGCTGGTTGGATAATTGTGACATTCGTGAGGAGCAGAATGTGTTACTTTAACTTTGGTGCTAGTTAAAAAAAACTCTTCTCCAAACTGTTTAGTTAGGTCTTGTTTTTTATTAAACATAACTTCACCCTTAGTGCTACTTAAAACAAATTTATTGTTTTCTTTTTTATGTAGGGTAGCAATCTTAGTACCGTCTTGTTCTACAATCCAAAATTTACCATCTACAATAGGCTTTGCGTGTATCTCTGTCATTTTTTAAACCATCCTTTAATTGTTTGTAACAAATTATAATATCTAAAATGATAATTTGTTAGCACGGGTTGATGATGCGGACACCGACCTTGCCGCCAGTCGCAATCTGCTTTAATTTCTTTGTAACAAACTGCACATTTTTGTCTCATTTGCTTTCCTCTGTAAGTTTACGCCACGTAACTGCTTGTTCAGAAAATCTTGCCTGAAATGGTTCCGCATATGATTGTATATTATCGGCAATCTTTTTCATATCGTAACTATTACAGAACTTTAGCATACGTATACCTACTTGCGTAATGTCTTTAGGAACAGCATACGTATCGATAGTTTCTTTAATTAATGCTTTAATGTTGTCCGGTTGTGCTGTTAAATCACATAACTGTACATTACGTTGATAGTCTTCTAGTACACGATGTTCTTGTCCATTGTGGTCGGACCATCTCTGCAACATGAGATTGTTCCACGCATATCCTTTGCTAGTACGATCCTCAAATGCTTCAGTAAGTCCAACTTTATTCTTTGTACCTTTAACCCGCACTCCTGGATACGCACTAAAGACATTGTCACTAGTGTCGCCACGCATACATTTTTCAAACAATAGCCATTCTGGATTTGGAACTTCTTTAGGCTCTTTTGTCTTTTTATCTATAACAAGTTTACCTTTTTTATCAAATATGCCATTAATAGTGTGAGTCTCTTCAGCAACACCGTTATACTGTTTTACATTGCTTGCTAGTAGTTGATAAAAGTCTCTATCAGTGCTAATGATCACATGCTCTGCCATCGGGTGAGCTTGTATAAAGCCCGCAATCAAATCATCAGCTTCTAATTGATTATGCTGGAGTACAGTACAGTTAGTTTTTTCTGTAATAAAATTCTTAAACTCATCAAAGGCTTCCCAAAAGATCTTTTCTTCTTCTGCTTCTTTTACTGTATGTGCAGCACGAGCTTCTGCCCGATTAGCTTTATACGGGGCATAAAAGTCCTTACGCCAGCTACGACCTTCGAGGCAGAATACTACATGAGTACCACCAAAATCTTGCCATGCTTTTTTAATACTGTTAAAGGTAATATGAAAAGCCATGCCAAGTTTAATCTCAGCATTGCCTTGTACTACGTGTCTAGCACGAAAAAATGTGTTAGCAGTATCAACTAAAATATATGTCATTCTATTTGTGCTCTATTATTACCAAGTCTTGTTACATTAACATAACCGGCAGTTCTATCTTTAGATTCCATGCCTTCGCCTTGAATCATAGAACTATACAAATCTCTAAACCACCGATCTACAATTTGTTCATCTGGATCGCCGTCAAAACCGTATCCAGCTTGTTTCAATTGTACTATAAACAAGTCATTCCAGTCAAGCTCAAAAAAGCCATTTCTTGGATTATCTTTATTAACTTTAGTATCTAAGACACTAACCCACGGCTCTCCACGAGCTGTAGCACGTTCTTTTGGCAACATCTTAGCAATAAGTTCTTCTTCTTTAGCTTTAGTAGTTTCTAACTGTGCTTGTTCTTTTTCGGCAAGTAATTTATCAATGCCAAATAGTTTTCTAATAAATTGTTTCATTAAGTTCCCCACTCATTTTTAAATAGTGGCACTTGTAGTCTGTCACTATATCGTAAGCCATGTTTCATAGCCAATAATGCTACATTTTTATTATTCATTGCGTAGACACTTTCTACCCCGCCTACTGGCATTAGATAAACATGTCCTTTAAAGCCAGCTTTTCGGAATTCAATAATTGCGTTTTGAGCATCGTTAAAGTCTTGTTCAGTGGCAATGACAAATTTCAAATATGCTGTGCCCACTTCTTCGTATTCACAAACTACTTCTGGAAGGATTGCTTCTTCCCACTTTTCTCCACTACATGGCAGTTTAGCACTTACACTAAATGTAAGTTCTCTGCCTACTACACTATTCCACTTTTTTAGGAATCCTTTAAACTCTGGAGTAAGTTTTTGAGTACCATTTGTTTCAAAAGTAATTTCTTTCAAATCACGCATCTTAGTATTGCTAATCAAGTCCGGATACGCACGTTGCCAACCTAGCAACGGTTCGCCACCTGTAATAACAAGATGTTCATATTCCCAATGATCCTGCGGAAGAATTTCCATAATACGATCGACAATAGCTTCGCTTGTAAGCAT